AGAGCTTCAAACTGTGATACAAGGCGCTTTACAGTTTCCTAAGCCAAAAAACGAAATAGATAGTGAGGTAATCTAATGACAGTAAAAGAAATAGTTGCAAAAGTTAGATTAAATTTAGGTAATCCTTCTCAGCAAGTTGTGCCAGATGCCGAAATCTTAAATTTAATAAATACTGCGCAATACGACATAGTAAAAGAAGGTTCTGTTTTAAGAGCTTCCGCGCACGCGCAGACTGTAGCTGACAAGGAAAGGTATCCTGTTCCTAGTGATGCTATATCTGTTTTGAGGGTAGATTATGATGGATTTAAGATACCTTTAGTAGAGTATGATAAAATAGACGAATTGGATGTAACCTAATGAGTAGTAGATATCACATATACCCAGTATTAAAACAAGGTAAATATTATTATCAGTGGGGAGACAATATAGGTTTCTACCCTACTCCTACAGAAGTGAAAAGCTTTAGGGTTCATTATGTTAAAAAACCTAAGACATTAGTACAAGGCAGCACACCAACATCTGATTCATATGCAAGCACTCCTGAGATATCACAAGAACATCACGACTCGTTAGTTGCTTATGCTACATACCAAATTATGATGCGAATAGACCCTCAAAAAGCTATGGTTTGGAAACAAGAATGGTTAGAGTTATTTGACAAAGCAGTGAGCTCATCTAAAGTAGTAAGAGATGAGGTTGTGCATAGCCCTTATACTGATATTTAATGCCTACCAAACCAATAAAATATATTATTGGTGATTGGTCTGGCGGAATCGTTACTATTATATCACCTAGAGACCTACAAGAAGGTCAATTTCAAGAACTTGTAGATATAAATAATCAATTCCCCGGAAGAATAACAAAAGGTTTAAGTGTTAAAGAGCTTACTCCTTCTTTAGATACTAATGGTTCTGTTTATATATCGAATGCCAACTCTGGTGCTGCTTTATATAATTATAGAGCAGAATGGACATTTGACACAACCCCTGTTCAAGTTGCAACTAAATACTGGTTATATATAGGTTCTTTAAACTCTACAGGCTCAAGCTGGGGGGCAGTGCTAATTAACCAAGAAACAGGTGCTAAAGACAAAGTATTCGATTTAGGCTGGACTAAATATGGAAAAACCTCAACAACTACATCTGCTTCAACAAATGAATTAAAAGATACCAATATAGATTTAACAACATTTTGTTCTGTTGGAGATATTATATACAATACAACTGATGGTAGCGAGGACAAGGCAACGGTAACTGAAGTAACTGATGCAAATACTGTTGTTTTAAGTAAAGATATTATGGGCTCGGGACATACTTATAGGATAGGAGATGTTCCTAAGCCTAACGCCTATTTTTACGCTGGAAACATACGAATCTGTGATTCTGTGCTAACTAATCAAAACAACGCTAAGTGGATAGGTCATATAAATAGAAAGTTTTTCGGTGTCGATGACCCAGATACAGATTTTAGAAATATGATGTCGCCAAACGCTTATAGACCTCAGATATCTCAAGAAGTTAACGAGTGGTCTATATCTGACCAAGAGTTAGCACCGCCTAAAATAATTAAGATGGACGGATGTTTCGACCCTACAGGTAAAGTTTTAAATGCTAATGAGATAGGTCTTTATATATACGAACCGACAACATATTCTCACAAACAAACAGATAGTAGTAGTACTATAAATTTAGCAGACCATAATCCGGGAGAAGATATAAATTGGATGGATGCTTTTGGAGCTGGGAATGTGTTTAGCTCTGAAGATAAATACGCTTTTACATATATATACGACGGCGTGCAAGAGTCTGAATTATCTAGAGATTCTAAAGGTAATATAGGTATAACTGGATTTGATTGTGCAGAAGTACCAGAGGAAAGTGTTGTAGAGGCTATGAAATATAACCCTACGGACACTGCTACGGAAGATGAGGCTGTACCTATAAAAGTTCTATCTGTTGACTCTGCTAATCCTCATGACAGATATGGTGCTGTTGAAATTAAGCTTTCATCAACAGACAGCACTCATGGCGCTCACGAAGAAATATCTCCCGGAGATTTTTTAGAATTAGGTTCTGAAATAGTTAAAGTTTATAAGGTTTGGTACGACAGTGGAGCCTATGCTTTTGTGCATAGAGGTTGTAGAGGTACAACACCTATAGATATAGAAGGGAAAACAGTATATAAATTGAGCCCTGTTCAAAAGGCGAGAGCTATAAATATAGTTGTAAATACAGGCGCAGGTACAGCAGCGTCTACAAAGTCTCCTGATATGGATGCATCTGCATCAGGTACATTGACTTTTACATTTAACAAAGCACTTGGAGCTATGCCAAACACAAAAATTAATGCTGACGGTTCAGGAGGAGCTGGAACAACAGAGCCTTATGGCGGTGATGATTATTTAGCATTTGTAGACGCCTCTGGAAACCCTGTAAATATTGATAGTAAGGGAAGACCTGAATATAACGGATTTTATTTTAAATGGGAAATATCGAATGCAGGAGTTCCGGCTGGTCAAGACTCTATAAGAGTTGATAAAGGTAATTTTGACGAGGAGTCAGGCGGAGGTGGAAATAATAATAATCTTCTAGTGCATATAAACCCGCAAAACGATTCAGGGGATAGCTCTTCTTTTAAATTTAAATACTTACATGATATGGTTAACTTGGTAGAGGCATCTGCGGGTTCCTCTGGTATAAATCCAAAGTTAGATAATTTATTTGAAATAGGGCGCTGGGGACAGCTTAGCTATACAGATAGCTCTACAAAAAATACAGCGTTTTCAGCTTCTATGGCGGCTTCATATAGCGCTGTAACAGGAGGAACAAACTCAGACTTATCTAGTTTTAACAAAAGAATTACAGCAATTAAACTTTATTGGCAGCCTAAAGGTGAGGAGGACTGGTATCATGCCATGACCTATGATATTAATAAAGGTGCTTGGGATGATGTTTATGCGCAAAGAGATACGAAGTCTACATTTGGTGAACAAATAGGAGATAGAAATGTATTAGGTGAAGAAGGCAATCAAGTTGGTGCTAACTTTGGTGCTTGGATAGATTGTCCTTATTGGGAGTTTCATTCTGGAAATGAATTAAAAGGATATAGCGGAGGTCAAGGAAGTCCATGTGTTGATGTAAAAAGTTTTCACAAAGGTTTTCTTCAGTTTGGCACGGTCGCAAAATGGTCTCAAGGAAGTGGCAGTATATCTTCTTCAAATGTAACATTTGACCCTGAGATACACGAAGTTTTTGGAACAATACATTTGATAGCACCTATTGATGCTACAGCTTTTACTAATGCTGCTAACCCAGATTTTAACACTAATTTTCATAAAACAATAGGTAAGTTTAACCAACTAAGAACTATGTATGGCAGGTATATTTCTAGGGCTGATGGATATATATCTGGACAAAGCATGAATTTTGGAGCCGCTTTTACAGGTATAAATGCAAGAAGTTATGTATTGGATGGTAGCGCAGAGCTTGATTTTGATGCAAGTGCTAACACAATTACCTTATCTGGCACCCCAACTGTCGGAACTATTCTTTGGCAAAGAATGGGCTATATACCCGGAAATTATATTGTAATTTTCAAACAAGGCGATGATGACGGAGAAAGCCAGAGAATTTTTCCTGATGACAACTATGGTATTTATAAAATTAAATCAGTTCATTTTAGCAATAGAATATTGACAATAGACCCTGAGTTTAAAGCTATAGACCATGATGCTGAGGGTGTTAAAAATGTTGCTGTGGCAGGATTAACTTTCCCTGTAAACCACTATGGGAGTGGAATGTGGGCTGATAGAAGAATTATAGACACTGAAAACAGTAAAGAATTAGGAATGGAGGCTGTTCAAGATGCTGACGGTACTCCTTCTGCTGATTTCAATTTTCACGGATATGAGTATAAGTCAGCTTTCGCTAGAGGAGATTGTGCTACAACAATGTATTTGCCGTTTGACGGCGCTAAACTTATGACTTACCAAGGTCTTACAGATAGGTCTCAAAAAGCTCGTATAAAGCCTGTTAAATGGAAAGATAGCACTATTGTAAATGCTGTAACTGTTATAGGAAACGTTGATATAGTTGATGATGAGAATCAAAAAAATAGAGAGCGTAGCAGGATACTTTGGACTCTACCTTATAGGTTTGATGAATTTTCTTTTCATAGAAGTAGAGATATTGGTATGGGTGATGCCGATGAAATTGTTGGTATAACTGGGATACAGGGTGGAGTTATGGTTATGAAAGAGAATAACGTTTACATACTAGACCCTAACCAAGGATTTAGAGAAGTGCAAAGGATACAAGGTGTAGGATTGTCTTTCCCTAACGCTTACACAGCTACTCCTTTTGGTATTGTTATAGTAAATAATTCAGGTATATATTTAATGCCAAGTAAAGAAGAGCTTAGTATCACAATTAGAGATTTATTTGCAAGTAGCTCTGGTATAACCTTGAATAATCCAAGTGTTGGCTATTCAGCTAAGCTTGGAGAACTTATTTTTGTACCAGACACGACAACGGCTCACACAGGATACTATAAATATAATTTTGCTAAAAAAGGATGGACTCAGCACGGCAAGATAAAAGATATAGCAGATGGGACTTATTCTAATTTAGTTTTTGGAGATACTGACGAGGCTCAGGTGTTGATTTTTGACAATAGCGATACCGCTCACTCCGGCAACGATACTGTTAGTATTCATGAATTTAACGCTGATACAGGGGCTACCGTTAGCACGACAGGTTCTTGGAAAACAAAAGAATATGTCTTTGATTCTCCTGATACAATTAAGTATATTAGAACATTGAGATTGACGTATAAAAGCTCAGTTGCTATAACTTGCAGTATATTTGTAGACGGAGTTTTAAATAAAACAAAATCTATTCCTGTTAGCACAGCATTAAAAACATTTAATTTGCCAGTAAATACAACTGGAAAAGCGATATCGTTTAAGTTTGAAACAACCTCAACCGACCTTCATGTAGAAGATATGGAGATAATCGGTTGGGATACAATGAAGGGAGATTAGATGAAGGTTTATACAAATGTAGATTATGTTTGGGATGACAATAAAGGCAAGCTCGTTGAGGTTAGCTCAGAGTCTTTTGAGTATGGTGGAGAAGTTTCGTTAGCAGTTACAAGGGTAGGTGAGACAAAATATAGTCGTAGGAAAGGGTATTCTTATGAAGAAAACTTGAAAGACGAATATGTAGGCGAAGATGGTACTGTTTATAGAATCTACGAAAGAAGGTGGAGAAGGAATAGAAATACTGGGAAGAAGACACGTGGCTATCTAGTAATTGCAACAGATAAAGACGGTAATTTTATTAGAGAAAAGAG